CTTAGCGGCACCTTCCTCTCCAGTGTTCGCCAGGCGTTTTGCGCGTCGGTCCATCGACAGCGCCTGGGCTCGGCCTCACCCGCTCCTTCCACGACCGCCCGCAACACCGTGCCCGACACGCCGCTTCATCGTTGGGGCGGCAACGACGAGGTGTTTAGCTAGCGATGAGCTGGTCCTATGAGCACACGTTCGATTATGTCTATGACCTGGTCAACCAGGTGCTGGCCGCTCAGGCCGTGACCAAGGATGTCCCGTGGACAACCGCGGGGACGAGACAGGCCGCGACAGCCGCGGCCCTGGTCATGGCTGATCACGTCGATGAGAAAGGAGACTGAGATGGATCATGAGCAGCTCAAGGGCTTGGTGCTCTTGGTGCTGCAAACGTGCGATGAGGACTTCGCTCGTCAGGCGCTGTTGGCCCTGGGGCACGGCTACTGCCAACCAAAAGCGGAAAGCCAGCACCACCCGCAAGCACAGGTCACATCCGAGCAACAAGATACAGCCGCCGACGATGATGACGATCGGGTCGCTGGACTTCTACAGCGGGTGAACGAGGCCAATCGCGACGCCGAGAATGAGCGGCGGCGGGCTGATCAGGCCGAGAGCGACTGCGAGCGGCACAAGCAGCGCTTGGAAGGGTTGGAGGACGAGGCCGAAAGCTCCCGACTGCGAGCCAATGCCTATGCCACTCGGTTAGCCAACGACATCGCGATCATGCAAGAGTCGGCCAGCCAACACCAGATCAATGCCACTAGCTTTGATCATAACGCCGACGATGTGTCTAAGCTCTTGAGGGACTACGGCGATGAGGAGAGGTTGTAATGGAGCAAGACAACTTGGACCTCGACGCGTATGATCGGTTCCTGCTGCATGCCCTGAGGCAAGCCGGCTCGACGACGCAGCAGCGGGCTTATCAGATGCTGGGCCACAGGGTTGACAATAATGGGCGGCTTGGCTACGCGGCCCAACGCATCGAGGCCCTCGCGCGTGAGGCTCAATATGAGCAGCAGCGCGCCGACTCGGCTCAGGACAGCCTCGAGCAGTACCGCCAGCTCTCAGTGGAGGCTGAGCAGCGGTCACAGAAGCACGCCAAGAGAGCTGATCGCTACGCCTCCCGCTTGCGTGACCTGTACCAACAGCTCTCCCAGCAGCCAGCCAGGATCATGTCGCCTCAACGCCTTGAGATGCTGGCTAACGATATCTACGAGCTGTTGAGCGATTACGACGATGAGCCTGAGCCAAGCTAGCCTCAATCCCACTCTTTGCGATCTTTGAGGAGTAGGCCATGGCCGACGCCACGTACAACGAGGGCTTGCAGGACAAGCACTATAACGATTGGGCATCTGCCTCTATTGAAGTGTTGCTGCTGGACAACGCCGACAGCCCCACCTTCGATGCCACGCATACCTACGTCGCCGATGTGTTGAGCGCGACGGGCAACAGCGAGTCGAGCGGCACGGGGTATAGCCGCAAGTCCGTGCCCTCGCGGACGGTGACCCGCGACGACGCCAACAACCGGGCTGAGTTGGACCACGGCGACATCACGTATTCGGGGGCCGACTTCGGCGAGATCGGCGCGGCTGTGTACTACCGCTTGGTCACCGACGACACCGACAGCCCCGTCTGGTTCTACAAGACTTCCGGCTTTCCGGCCCAGACCAATGGGGCCGACTTCACGCTGTCGACGGGCTCGGCCGGTCTGGTCCACGACAAGGATCAGTGACCCGCCTTCTTTTCTATAGTTCTCTATGGCCTATCGCGATGAGGTCCTGGCAGACAACCCGGCCGCCTACTGGCGCCTGGGCGAGTCGTCGGGCTCAATCGCCTACGACGAGACCAGCAACAACCACGACGCGACCTACCAAGGAGACCCCACCCTCGGGGTAACCGGGGCGGCGAGATTATCCGATACGGCCGTTGACTGTGATGGCTCGGGAGACTATGTCGACGCGGGCGACATCATCGACCCGATGGCGGGTTCGTGCTCATTCGAGCTTTGGGTCAACCCGGACTACCTTGAGACCAAACGCGGTCTCATGGTCAAAAACGATGACAACGACGACACCAAGGGGTGGGGGGTTCAGCTTGGGGCTGGCTCATCCGATGGCAACGTGAGGTTCTTTCAGAACGGCGCGAGCACGGTCAACCTGGATACCACGGGCGAGCCTGTCGCAACGGATCAGTGGCATCACATCGTGGCGGTCTATGACTCTTCAACCGGGGATCGCAAGATTTATGTGGACACTGTCTTAGAGGCGAGCGATGTCATCGCCACGGGGGGCTTTGCCACCAACCCGACTCCGATCACCCTTGGCGCGAACTACGACCCCCCTCGAGAGCTTGCTGGCCAAATCGACGAGTGCGCCGTCTACATCCACGCGCTGTCGTCGACGCGGATCCAACAGCACTACGACGCAGCTTATGCCAAGATCGTCAACTTGGCCTCACACACGTCGGTGCTGGATCACCGGGGGCTTCTTCCGGGCACTCTTTCCTATCACGCAATCGAGTCGACGTTCTTCCCCCTGGGCTTCAAGATCGGCCTGCCCGCCCATGCCTGTGTCCTGGCCCACCAGGACCAGTCGGGCTCAGGCACCGGCGCGGACAACTCCAGGCAGGGCCAGGCAAAGGCCCTGAGGGCCACACTCGGATACGGATGGGGGGTGCCCGATCCCAAGGGCTCGGCTAATGAGAAGATCGAGACGCCCCGAGAGAGCTGGCCAATCGAGCGCACATCGGAGGCCAAGCGCCTCATGCATGATCAGGGCATGGACGCTGAGACGGCCGAGGGCGTGGGCGAGGCCATGCGCAAGCTGGGCGAGGACATCTCCCATGATGTGCGCACGAACCTGCAGCGCTACGAGTGGCATGCCAATACCCATACCCACTCTCGCCTTGGTGGGGTGTCTGGCACACCCATCGGACCGGCTGAGGCGGTGTTCGTGGCCGGTGACGCGCTCGAGCGCTTGCGAGCCGACAACGGCCAACTCGTGTGGTCCGTTGGCGCCGACTATCGTCATCTCGATGTGGATTTTGAGAATGAGCGCATCCTCGCGGTGAGCAACAGCGGCACAGAGGTCAATCACATCGCCGCCTATACCTTCGACGGTGAGCTGATCTGGAAGGTGGACCCCTTTCGTGATCTATCTGACGTAGAGGATAAATACCTGAAAGGCTCGCTGTCTCGCGATCGACAAAAGGTCTATACGCTCTATGAGAACAACGACGGCGAGACCGTGTTCATTGAGCTAAATGCAAAAGACGGAGCGAGGAACATTCTGCCGGCAAAGGAGCCACTGACCTTTGGCCTGTTGAATGATGCGATACTGGATGTCACACAGGATTGGGTCTACTATCTTGACAGTTATCAGGGAGGGCGGCTTCGCAAGCACAGCCGCGGTGATGGCTCCCTTGATTGGGAAGCGGACTTGGGCAACTCCGGCAGCAGCACCATGACCCTCATTGTGACCGACACGCTTGTTTGGGCCCTGTCCGGCGTCAAGATGCACATCGTCAGGCCACAATCAGGCGCGGTGTTGGACACTTATGACTTGCCCGGTAGGAGTGGGGACGATAACTGGTTATGGATGGATCATCAAAACAGCGACAGCGTGTATTGTGTAACAACAACCCCGAGATTTGGCAGCGATGAGAGCTATCTCCACCGCCTATGGGTAGAGGCTGAGACCATCCAAGCCGATGAGAGGATCTGGGAGGAACAACAAAGCAACTTGCGCTTTCGGCATGTGACCAGAGACGCCGATGGGAGCTTCTATATCGCGAACTCATGGGAGGACAACGAGATCGTCAAGCTCGATGCGGGCCTTGCTGAGCAGTGGAGGGTCCAGCGCTACGCCCCTGCGATCCAGACCGATCAGGGGCGCTCGGTGCGGTGGTAAACCCTTGACTTGCCTCATCCCATCCCCTGCCCTAGGTTGTGACGCACACTGACGCAGTCTACGTCAAGGACGTGTGATGCAGCCCACCTACGTGCCCGACAACGAGCGCCTGCCCGACTCGCGCGTGGAGATCGTCGGCCCGCCAGAGGGCATGGAAGGATCAGTCGATCAGGTGCCGGCCATGGTCGATGAGGTCGAGTTAGCTGGCCAGCCTGCCTATCGCTTCTCCATTCGCTTTGCGCCCTCGGCCATGGATCGCGAGCTGATCCGCCAGGGCCATCCCGTGTGGGTCCAGCTCGTCAGCGGCATCGTGCCCTTTGGGGTCAAAGTCGGCTCGTCGCAGGCCAACAACGGCTACGGGCCCCACCTTGACGCAGCTCCCAGCGGGGATGACGACAGCGGTGATATCCCATGAGCTATCCCGAGCGAGTCGACGTGTCCATGACGCCCGAGACCAAGCAGGAGCTAAACGAGCTAGCCAGGGCCAACCAGACGTCGCTGGCCCAGCAAGCCCGCGTGGCCATCCAGAGCTATCTGGCCTGGCTAAAGCAGTCACAGTCGTAGTCGTTACCCTGGAGCGAGCCTTTCCTTGGAGGCCTTATGACGACCTCGGAGTATCCCGGCTATACCAACCCCACCGGAACCGCGCCGTCCTCGATCTTTGATGAGGTCAATGCGGCTTACCGCCAGGTCGACGTTGACCGCCTCTCGCCCGTTGAGGAGATGGGTGAAGCGATCTTCAGTGGCGATGGGGCGGCCACGACCTTCTCGATCAATCACACCCTGGGCGTGGCGCCCTCCCGGGCCTTCATCCAGGCCATGAGCGAGGACGCCAGTGGCGACTCGTGGGTGTCCAACCTGACGAACTCGGTCATCGAGGTCACCTTCTCAACGGCCCCGGCCAGTGGCAGCGACAACGTCGTGCTGGGCTACTACGCCCGCGCATAAGCCCCGCCGCGCCGACACCGCTGCGTGTGCGTGGTGCACGTGGATGGTGGGCTCGCCCCGTGTCGTGAGCTTTTCGTCTCCTTTCTCTTACGGCGCGGGGCTCACCACTAAGTCGCTGGAGGGGAGTACAAGGAGAGTCGAGGAGCATCGTCATGGGTGACCAGATCGTCGTCGACTTCTCCAAGGCGGTCCCGCCCGATCAGCAGCCCGACCCACGGGTGGAGCCCCCCTCCTCGGGTAACTCGAGCCCTGCCCAATCAAGCCTAGAAAGTGCTCAGGACAACCAGCTCCAACAGCCCCTGGACCGCCCCGTCGCCGATGACGAGATCGAGGGGATCAAGGCCGCGTTCGTGCGTACGGGGGGCAACCTGGCCCAGGTGGCCCGCGAGTTCTCGACCTCGCCCGCCCGGGTCAAGTCGCTGGCGCTGAAAAATGGCTGGACGCTGTACGGGCGCGCCAAGGGGTCACACGAGAAGGCTTCTACGTCCCGGCTACAGGCATTGAGCCAGAGCCTGGAGGCCAAGCTCTACGAGCTGCTTGCGTCTCTGGAGGTAGAGACCAAGGAGTACCACGACGTCACCAAGGACGGGCTCAACAGCCAGTACGTGGCGAGCCTGGCCTCTCGCAACAGCGCCTTCAAGGACGTCTTCGACCGTTACATGCGCGTTCAGGCGCTGCTGGAGCCCGAGACCTTCGGCGAGGACAAAAACAGCGCGGCCAGGTTGGCCCAGACGAAAGCTCAGAGCGCAGACGGCCTCGGCGGCGTGGAGGGGGTCAATCGCCAGATCACCGCGCTGATCGCCGGGGTGGTGGTCACCGAGGATCAGGTGTCCAAGCCACCCGACATGGAGGCGGCCCAGGTCATTGAGGCCAACCCGCCAGCAGACCCGTCAGCCAACCCGTCTGGCGATGAGACTCCCGCCCCCTCCCCTGGCGAGGACGATACGCCTTCTGACAGCGTTACGGTCGACAACGCAAGCGATCTCTCTACGATCACACTCGAATGAAGACGCAAGACTTACCGGCCGCACTACGAGAGCTGTCCCAGGACGACCTGGTGGCCCTGAAGGAGCTGGTCGACAAGAAGGCGTGGCTGCGGGCCACGACCATCGCTGACTTCACCAGCAAGGAGCAACAGGCCATTGCCGACGCCAAGCGTCAGACGGGCGATGTGGCCCAGCGTCGAGTAAGGGATCGCTTCTATCAGCGCAAGCATTGGGACAGCCTGCGCTGGTTCCTCTTCGGCGGGCTGGTCGACATCACGGGGCTACCAGTAGACCCGCAGCGGGCCTACGACCCCGATGACAACCCGTGGGTCAAGGTGCGAGTGGGCGGCTGGGCTCAGACGCTGGACGAGCACGACGAGGCCAACCCCTACAAGACGCTGCCCGACAAGGACTACCTGCGCCTACTCAGCTATGCCTGGGTCTTTCAGCCGCTGTTGCTGGTGCCCAAGAGCCGCCAGGTCATGGTCACCTGGCTGTTTTGCTGCATCGCCACCCACAACTTGCTGGTGCGCCCGGCACAGCGCATGGCGGTGATCTCTAAGAAGTTCGAGGACGCCGACTCGCTGATCGACCGCATGGAGACGATCTACAACCGGCTGCCGCACAGCCGCTTCTCCGTGCCGGCCGCATTCGATAAACACCGAAAAAGTGGTGAAGTCAGTTGCCCTCAGATGGAGTCTATTGTTCATGCAATGGGCGAAGAAGCAAAAGGGCTAAGACAGTTTACTTTCAGTTGGGTTTTTTCCGATGAGGTCGCGTTTCAAGAACAGGCAGATGATATTTTCAGGGCTGCGATGCCCACCGTCAAGGGAGGTGGGCGCTTCACCGGAGTGAGCACGCCCAACGGTGAGGAGGTCTTTCACTCTACGCTGAGCGAGAATGGCCGCATCCCCGTGCCTGCTGGGGCTTGAGGAGCCTTCCTATGCCGGTGCACGCAGGCAAGGACAGCCAGGGCCACTACTATCAGTACGGCGGCCAGGCCAAGTACCACTACACCGCTGGCGATGAACAGAGCCGTAAGCGGGCCAAGCGCAAGGCGTATATGCAGCAGGCCGCCATCGAGGCCAACTCCAGCTCGAGCAGCTAGCAGCAGCTAGCCCACCACGTCGAGGCAAGCCATGCCCGAGGCGCACGCGGACGGCAGCGACTCCGGTGAGTTCACGTTCAAGCTGCCACGCACGCGCATCCCCGAGCCGGTGATGCCCGGCATCCGGGGCTGGAAGACCAACGATGGCTATCTGGTGCTCCGGCTGCACTACACCGCCGACCCCGACCGGGCGACGAGTGAGTGGCGCAACCACTACGTCGTGGGCTACCGGGGCGGCTTCCAAGGCCGCGACTGGCAACGCGAGATGGAGATCGACTTCACCGCCTTCTCCGGTGAGGCCGTCTACTCTCAGTTCGACCCCAACAACAGCGTGCGGCCCACCCGCTACAACCCCCGGGTGCCGCTGTGGCGCGGCTGGGACTTTGGCTATCGCCACCCGGCCGTGGTGTGGGCCCAACTGTGGCCCGACGACACGCTGGTGTGCTTGCACGAGCTGTATCCCACCATCGACCGCGACCAGCTCGCTGGGCTATCCACCCACCAGTTGGCCAAGAAGGTCATTGACCAGACCCAGCGCCTGTTTCCCCAGGCATTAGAGCAAGACAGCGCGGGGATCGCCGACTTCTGCGATCCGGCGGGCAATCAACGCAAGGAGAACAGCGAGTTCTCATCCATCGAGGTACTCAACCAGTTCGGCATCGACCCTGAGTGGTCGGTCGTGGGTCGCAAGAACCGCATCAACTACCTGCGCGAGTACGTCGAGCGCGAGGGCAAGTTCCGCGTCAACCCCCACTGCACGCTGCTGATCAAGGCTCTCTCCTCGGCTTATCGCTACCCGGAAGCTGACGCGGGCACGGGTGATCGCGAGATGCCAGACCTGGGCAAGAAGGTCCAAGAGGAGCCTTATGTGCACCTCATGGACGCCTTGGAGTACATCGCCGCCTGCAACCTCAACATCGGCATCACATCAAACTTGCTGGACTTGGAGGAAGACGAGAGCGAGTCCCACATCTCCGAGCTGGCCAAGATTTATCTGCAGGCCAACGACCAGGACGTTCGCCAGGCCCCCGTGGTCGACGAGTCACAGCCAGAGCTAACCGAGGAGCTGACCCCGGCTGATCTGGTGGGCGAAGAAGCAGACGAGGACTCGTTAGACGACATGTGGCTGTTATCCTAAATCGAAGAGGTGCAAACATGGCCAATGTCCAGATCCTGCCCAAGCCAAAAACGTCACCCATGACGTGTGTCGTCTCTGGCGACGGTCGGGGGCCGGTACTCGACCTTGGCCGCGACATCAACGGCTATGGACGCCTGTACGTCAAGATCGACGCCATTGCCAAGCCGTTGCGCCAACAGGGCTGGGTTGACCCGGACCAGGCCGCCAAGCTGCGCGATCAGGCGGCCCAAGAGGAAGCTCGTGCGAACCACTTGCAGGACCAGGCCGACAAGTACCAAGAGCTGGTCATGCGCCTGGCCAATGCGGCAGCCGAGGTCATGCCCTCACCCGAGGCTGAGGTGGTCACCGAGATCAAGAGAGAAGTGCGCGACCCCACCCGCGACGAGATCGAGCAATGGCTCATTGAGCACCCCAACCACCCCCTGCTGCGACATCACCAGCCCCCCGAGCCAGGCAGCGCGGTCGAGCACGAGCAGCTTTACGGCGCGCCGCATCAACGCCGCAAGGCCAAGCACTACGCCGACGTGGCCCGCAAGCGCGCCGAGCAGACCCAACAACAACAACAAAGCACCGCGCCCACCACGCAGCAGGATCACGGCCAGCCATCCACGCCCATGACGACTCAGCTCGAGGGCCAAGAGGTCGACATCGACGCGCTGCTGGCCGAGAAAGTGGCCGACATCATCGCCTTCTGTGAGGGCCACTCCGAGGAGTTTCGCACCCAGGTGGTCAACCGCGAGCTGGAGCTGGCCGACCGCGGCTATGGACGCGCGCGCAAGGGGCTAATCACCGGCTTGGGCTTTGAGTTCGTCGAGGGCGCCCGGGATCAGGACTACGACCAGCCCATCGACGAGAACGCCGGCCACGAGCGGGATAACGAACCAGTCGATGAAGACGAGCTGATCGTCGATGATGAAGAGGAAGGAGAGACCTCGTGACGACCGTTGTGATCCTGGCTTTCGTCCTCGCGCTGGTCATGCTGGCCACCGTGGCGGCGACCGTGTTCGCCCTGTCGCGGTTTTGGCGCGCTGAGATCAGTGATCTGCGCAGCGAGTACTCCCAGCTTCTGGATCAGCGCGAGCATTACATCGCCGAGCTGCACAACCGGTTGGCCGCCAACTCCTGGCAGGAGTTCACCGCGCTGCAGCAAAACACGCCCAATGCCACCGACAAGACCGTTGCTGGCCAGCACGCGACTCAATCGGGCGGGTGGAAGCTACTCGGATCTTCCGAGCCGGCCGAGCCTCACGGCTTCGACGACGTGGGCTGGGGCGAGACGGTCGACGACTCGATCGAGGCCCAATGGCTGGCTCGCGGGGTCGACATGGAGGGCCCAACGGTGGGAGGAGCCTAGATGAGTTCCCAGCCGCCAATGGCGGGCACGAGCATGACCGATGCCTTGCGATTGGGCTATGCAAACGAGCAGGGCCAGCCCGGGGCCAAGGGTCAGCGCTACAAGCCCTTTGCGCAGATGAGCGACCAAGAGCTGATCTCGCTCAACGACGAGTGGTTCTCCCGGGTCACGCGCAACCGCCAGCACGTGGAGCGCTGGGCACTGCTGGCCACGGCCTTCTATCTGGATCAGCAGTACGTGGACTTCTATCAGGTGCCCAACGCGGGCACGATGCTGACCCAGTTGCCGGCCAAGAAGGGCCGGGTGCGCACTGTTGATAACCTCATCGAGCCGGCTGTGCGCTCCGAGCTTGCCCGCTTGCTGCGCAATCGCCCCTACGGCGTGGTCGTGCCCGACGGGCTGGATGGCCAGGACTACGAGGCTGCTCGAGCTGGCCAGCGCATCATCGAGCACGTCACTAGAGAGCAGAGCCTGGAGGAGTACTTCGAGGAGGCCGCGCTGTGGGCGTTGTTTGGTGGCACGTCGGTCATTGACACCCAGTGGGATCCCGATGCTGGGCCACAGAAACAGGGCGAGGGCGACATCCCCGGCATGGACCCCGGCGAGGTCGTCGACCCACTGGAAGGGCTGGATCCCTCGCAATCGCCAGATGCCCTGGCTGGCCGGCGTGGCGGCGGTGCCAACATGGCCCCGCAGGACCTGGCCTCTCAGTTACAGGCCGGCGGTCTGGGCAACCAGATGCCGGGCGGCAATCAGATGCCGGGTCAGCCAGGTGGTCAGATGCCGGGTCAGGGCCCGATTGGCGGCCAGCCCGGTGGTGGCCGCTACGGGACTCAACGCATGGGCGACTTCGAGTTCCGCACCCTGTCGTGCTTCGAGTTGGGCGTGCCCCACATCCGCAAGGCCGATATCGAGGATCAGCCCTATGTGATGATCACCAAGGCCTACGAGCTTGACGAGATCTACGAGCGCTGGGGCATAGAGGTCGAGGCCGACACCCAAGGGCGCTACGGCATGCTCGATGAGCGCATGACCCAGGTGCTCCAAGGCGGCATGAGCCCCACCCATATGCCCAGCTCGTCCAGCGCGCCCAAGGTGCCCACCGCAATCGTCAAAGAGACCTGGGTCAAGCCCAGCCGCCGTGCCCCCGATGGGTTGATCCTGATCACCGCTGGGGGCCAGATCCTGGACAAGCGTCCGTGGCCGGAGTATCTGCAGCGCCAGTACCCCTTTGCCAAGATCGACTACACCAAGGTGCCGGGCAGCTTTTGGAGCAAGGGGATGGTCCAAGCGCTCATTCCCTTGCAACGGCGCCACAACCGCGCCGCCTCGGGCATGGTTGAGCAGGTCAACCTGCACTCCTCGGTGGGTGTGGCCCTGCCCCGGGGCACCCAGGTCAAGGGCGCGTTGGGAGGCAAGTCGACGATCTATGAGATGCCTCCGGGCTCGACCCAGCCGGCCCACAACGTGCAGGTGCCCGAGGCCGGCGAGCTGATCCTGCGTGAGATCGAGCTGACCCGGCAGTCCGTTTCTGACCTCACATTCATGCACGAGGTCTCCCGTGGCACTACCCCGCCCAACGTGCGCTCAGGCACGGCCATCAACTCGTTGAAGGAGATGGACGACTCGGCATCCTCCATTCCCATTCGCTCCATTGAGCGCGCGGTGCAAAAGCAGGGCAACATCATTCTGAGCATGGCGCGGCAGTTGTGGAGCGATCAGCGCGTGGTCACGGTGCTGGGTGAGGAGGGCGACATCGAGGCCCGCGCTTTCATCCGGGGCGATCAGATCGGGGGCAACTTCTGGGTCCAGCCCGGCTCGGGCTGGCCCTTCTCCAAAGCCGAGAAGGAAGCCGAGGTGTACCGGGCCCTGGAGTACGGCCTGATTGATCAGTCTGAGGCTGCTCGTGTGCTGGAGATGGGTGGGCTGCGCAAGGTCTTCAACGAACGCCAGATCGACCTTCGCCACGCTCGCAGGGAGAACCAGCTCTTTGAGGAGCTAACCGTGGCCAACCCCGACACCGGCGAGATCGACCTGGATCACTTCCAAGCCCAGGTCGAGGCGCTGCGCCCGGCCGACTGGCACGAGCACCTGGTGCACTTACAGGTCCACAACCGCATGCGCAAGATGGCTGAGTTCGAGCAGTGGCCCACCTATCGCCAGTACGCCTTCACCGCCCACATCACGGCCCACCAGGCCGCTCTGCAGGCCCAGATGGTCTCCCAGCAGCCCCAGGCCTCGCCGGGCCAGGCCACCCAATCCATGGGCCAGATCTGGGAGCAGCAGATGCAAAACACGATGGGTCTGGCTCAGCAACAGCAAGCCCAGCAGCAGGCTCAACCCCAGCAGCCTGCCCCTGGCAGCGCTGGAGGTGGCCAAGCCCCAGGCGGTGGCCAAGGCGAAAGAGAAGGCCAGAGCGTGCAGGGGCCGAGCCCACGCGGGCAGGGAGCCCCGGGCCGTCAGCCCGAGGACCAGCCTGAGCAGTCCCAAGGCGGCGAGTAACCGTTGCCCTCTCTGAGTGAGACAGCAGCCAGGGCCGGCGCTCGAGCTGGCTGGACGGCGCTGCACACCTTCCTCGGGGCCATTGGCGCCCAGGCGTTGTTTTCCCTGGATGCCTCGGCGCTGCTGGCCGCCGTGGCCGCAGCCATCGGCGCAGCGGCGAACGTGCTGCGTGACGTGGCCGCCTCGCGAGCCAGAAAGCTCAAACAAAAACGAGAACAGCAATGATGGATGATCGACTGCGCCAGGCCATCGAGAACGCAATCCCCGGTGAGTTCGTCTCACGCGAGCAGGCAGGGCTGCCATTCGATCCTGGAGGGGCGCCTCGAGGGACTGAAGAGATCGAGGCTATGACGCTGCACATCACCACCGGCGACAACCTCGGGCGCAAGGACACGGCCCAGTGGTGGCGTAATATCTATCAGTTCCATACCGGCAGCCAGGGCTGGGCCGACATTGGCTATGCCATGGGCGTCGATCGCTATGGCAACGTCCTTGAAGGCAGGGGCTTACAGCGCCAGCTCGCCCATGCCAAGGGCTACAACCGCGTGTGGCTGGGTGTGGCTTACCTGGGTGCGGTGGCCAACGAGTTCACCAACAAGGCCCAGGCAGCCGTCTTGGGCCTGCGCAATGTGCTGCTCGATCAAGGCATCGCCGTCGAGGAAGTAAATGGCCACCGCGACGTGTCGCCCAAGGCGTGCCCGGGCGATCCGGTCTATGAGTGGATCCAGCAGGGCCTGCCCCTACCCAAGTCGCTGCCCGATCTCAAGACGAGGGAGACCGACCAAGTCAGCGACAACCACTACGTGGTGGCCGTGATCGCCGAGAACGACATCGACGAGGGCATGGCCCGAGTGCTGGGCAAGGCCTACAACTGGAAGTTCATCCACTCAAAGGACCTGGGCCGGGCCAGCATCGGCACCGCTGTGCGCGTGGGTGCCATCCGCGATCTCGATATGGACGTGTGGAACGAGACCCACGACGTGGGCGGGCCTACCCGTGACAGTACGGCCGAGGCGGTGGCCCAGCGCATCCGCACCCGCAACGGGGACAGCCGCAGCGTGACCTGACCCGAGGTAATCTCGCTGGTGTAACTCAAAGGGCGCAGCGGGGGTAGGGCTGTGACTGAGGAAAGCCAGCACGAGCAGGACCAGGTCAACGACTTGCGGTGGCGCGTGTTCCACCTGGAGCAGTGGAAGGAGCGCATGGACTATCGGGCCACGCGGATCTTGATCATCGGCATTGGGGCCGGGTTCGCGTTCGTGGGAACGATCGTCTCTGGGCTGCTGTTGGGAGGCTTGGGGATCTCATGATTGAAAAATGGGACACTGAGACATCCAATAAGATCGAGAAGTGGATGGCCTACATCGGCGTCCCCATGCTCATCGCCTTGACCGTTGGCCTCATCGTCGTGTCGGTCAACATCCGCTCCACGGTGCTGTCTGAGGCCGAGCAGCGCGCCAACAAGGCCGCCACCCAGCAAGCCGAGTTGATCGGTGAGCTACAGCGCATCCACGACCAGCTCGAGACATCGGAAGATGTGCCCTCACGCAGTGAGAGCTATCGCCGCATCCAACGCATCGAGGATCGCCTAGATCGCCTCATTGAGAGAGCCGAAAGTGGTTCTCTCGACAACTCACCACCGTGAGTTACACTCATGACAGCACGCGGCCAGGGTGAGGCAACAGCCCAAGGGCCAGGGCCTCACACAGCCACGAAAGATCGAGGTATGCCAGATCCAGACCCTTTGACATCCGGTCAGGGCGAGATCCGCCCCTTTGGGCCCGCGTGGGCCATTGAGATCGACGGAGAATACTTTCCCATCCCCGCCGGTGGGTCCGATACGGCTACGGCCGGTCAGGAACCGCCTGCGGGACAGGGTGAGCCCGTCGATCCGGCCGATCTTGCAACCGCTGCAGAGGAAGACGGCCAGGGGCAGGGCGCACAGCCGGATGACGACGGCGGTGGACAACAGTCCAGTGGGGGCCAGGAGTTCATCGAGCCGTACTTGGAAGGGCTGGACCCGCGGATCCGGCCCCAGGTTGAAGAGCGCCTGGAGCAGTTCCGCAAGGACCAGGACGCACAGGTCCAAAAAAAGATCGAGAACGTCAACAGCGAGCTGCGTGGCTTCAAGGAGTACGCCAGCTCGCCCGAGGAGCTAGAGGTCCCGGTCGCCTTCTACCAGTCGATCGTCAACGACCCGTTGAACACGATCGAGTGGTTGTTCGATCGTTTTGACCAGGAGCTGGGACGCGACTTGCGAAGCGAGGTTCAACAGATGGTGATGCCCAATGGCGGACAGACTTCGCAGGATGGCAACCAGCCCCAGCCCGCCACCAATGACGGCCAGCAGGGTCAGCCCCAACAGGACGGGCAACAGCAAGATCCTGCCAACCAGCCCATGACCAAAGCCGACGTTGAGGCGTACTTCGAGCAAAAGCGCCAAGAGGAGCAGCAAGCTCAGCAACAGCGCCAGCAAGAAGAGCAGCAGCGTCAGCAGGTCCAGGGCTGGGTCGACGAGGCCGCCAAGCGCTACTCACTGCCGCTGGAGCAAGACGATCCCTTGCGCGAGACGATCGTCAGTGAGGCGGGCAAGCTCTTCGAGCAGGGACAGGTCACCGACGGACAACAGGCCGTGGAGATGGCCACCGAGTCGTTGATGACCAAGATGCGCAACAAGGTCGGTGCTCAACAGCCCCAACAGCTGACCACGCCCAAGATCGCCAACGGTGGCCAAGCACCGGGTCAACAAAAGCCTGACTTGAGCGATCCCAAGGCGCGGCAGAGCTACATGGAGGCGCTGTTGACCGGCGGTGGCAGCCAGTAGCCCCTGTGGCCCCCATCCGCCTTTTCAAAACCCGGAAAAGGCGGTCTACGCGACAAAAGGAAAGCGCAATGGCTGATCTCAACAGCGTCTCGCCGATGCTCAAGGAGGTATGGCCCGAGTCGTTTGAGACCGCGTTCTCAAGCGAGATTGTCGCCCTGTCTCGTATCGAGCGCACCAGCGACGGCGTGCGCCAGGACGTCTCGGGCCGCTACACCGTCATCCCGTTGAAGGTCCGTCGCAACCAAGGCATTGGCTCGCGACCCGAGCGGGGCGTGCTGCCCCTGCCGGGCAAGCAGGGCTATGTGGGCACCCGGGTCAAGCTGCAGCACCAGTACGTGGTCGGAGAGATCACCTCCCAGGCGCTGCTGCTGGCCGACCGCGAGCCGCGCTCGTTCATCAACACCCTGGACCAAGAGCTGTCGGGCATGCGCGACGACGCCATGAAGGACTACGCGCGCATGGTCTATGGCTTTCCCAACGGGCAGTTGGCCACGGTGCAGTCGGTCTCGGGTGATGTGATCACCGTGGACCGCATCCAGTACTTCGAGCTGGAGATGCGCTTGGACTCGGTCGACGAGTCTGGCCCCACGGTCAACGCCGAAGGCATCGAGGTCACCAACATCAACACCAGCAACAACGAGGTCACCGTCGATGACGCCAGCGGCGTCACCGCCGGCGACGTGCTGGTGCGCACCGGCAACTACAACCAGGAGCTAACGGGCCTGCGCACCCTGATCGACGACACCGAGCCCGTCCAGAACCTGGACCCGGCCAACGAGCCCAAGTGGGCCGCCCAGATCGTGGACAACGGCCCCGGTTCCTATTCCGAGCTGGAGGTCGTGACCGCCAATGACAAGGTGCGGCGCAACTCGGGCCAGCAGGTCAGCGTGATGTTCACTGGCTTTGGCGTGCGCCGGGCCATCTTCAACGACATGAAGTCCCAGCGCGAGTTCGTCAACACCATGGAGTTCGGCCAGGGCTTCTCGGCTTTGCCGTTCAACATCGGCGCCCAGACGATCCCCATCGTGGAAGACCCCGACTATCCCGAGGACTTGGACGCCGACACCGGCTCGATCCTTGGCATCGACGAGGGCAAGGTCAGCATCTGGCGCGAAGAGTCGGGCTGGCACTTCGCCGAGGAGTCTGGGACCATGTTCATCCCGGCCCAAGACCGCTCGGATAGCTGGGAGTTTCGCATGCGCCACTTCTCCCAGTTGGGCATCACCCAGCGCAACAGCCACTTCCTCATCCGCAACGTCAACACCGTCAGCGCCTAGCTCTTTCGCCTTTAGAGCGAGTTGAGAGCTGAGTGAGTAGCCATGGGTGTGGAGGCTGTTCGCCCACGTGGGGGCTCAGGCGAGCCCGCCAATCAGAGCTTGCTGTTGCCGGGAGACTGGAACCCGCTGCAACAAGGAAAGCCGGGCGGGCTCGTCGAGCCCGTGGGCACCCATTGGGTCGAGCGCGATGTGTTGGGGGTAGCGCAGGAGGTCGCACAGCGGTGGCCGAACTTGCGTGTGGCCTCGTGTTCGTGCAATCGCTGTCACGAGCAGGGGCACTACCCCCATGTCGTCGTCGAGCTATGTCGTGATGGCAAGCAGCGCCCGGTCTTTGGCTTCTCAGGGTTTGGGCGCCACATCATCGAGCGCTTAGAGGCCATCCACGTGGCCAACGAGCCCGACAAGCAGGCTCAAGAACAAAACGAGCAGGCCAAGCAAGTTGCTCGCAAGCAGACCGACGACAAGCGCCGGGCCGACCTGGAGGTCATCGAAGCAGCCCTGCGCTCGCCCAAGATCGAGTGGACCGGCCCCGGTGGTAAGCGGGCCAACGCGCATGCAAGGATCAACTAATGGCTGGCGGGCTGACCACCGACGAGGTCATCAAGCGCGCACGGGGCCACTTCGGCGAGGAGACCCCGCTGACCGTGCAGGACACGGTTCTGCGTGAGTGGATCAACGACGCCATCAAGGACCTCTACGACCAGCTACCGCCAACCGAGCTGCGTGGGTTCATCGCCAACGACACGCTCTCGGTTGGCTCTGGCGGATCGGCTGATCTGCTGGATACTTGGGATCGCGTTCTTGAGATCCGCGACTCGGCGGGGGTGCCGCTGCACTTGGTCTCACCGGAGGTCGTGCGCTCAATAGACCTGGGCACGTTCTTCATGCCGGCCCAGACGGTCTATGCGCTCACTCGCAAGACGGTGCTGGTACGGCCAAGCTCGGTGTCGACCATCTACATCGACCACCAAGAGCCCCCACCGCTGATCACCGCGACCCAGACCGGTGACAACATCGAGACCCTGACCGGCCTTCACGCCCGTTGGCACAACGCGTTGGTCATGCGAATGACCCAATACATGTATGGTCAGGAAGAGGACTGGTCGTCGGCTCAGGCGTTCCAACAGACCTGGAACAGCCTCATTCAATCCGCGTGGGACCAGTCGGGCTATCGCACTCCGGCCGAGGCTCGAGCAGGCGTGCCGCGCCACGACGGCATGGTGGCCCAAGCCGGCTCGGAGTAACCCATGCAACTGGCCGAGATCGTGGCCCAAGCGATCGCTCAGGCGGTGGGGCCCTCTCAGCCCGAGCGGGCAGTGGACGTCAGCCACGAGTTCGTCAAAGCGATGGTCAACAAGGGCTATCGCGAGATCGAGCGGGCGGCTACCTGGCGCTTCTCGGAAAGCGAATACGAGGCAAACGCCGTTGAGGGCCAGCGTGAGTTCTCGCTGCCCGACGATGTCAATCTTATTCTGGGGGTTCGCAACGTCACGCTGCGGGCCAACCTGGACTACATCGACGAGCGCCAGGGCCAGCCCGATTGGGGCACACCTCAAAACGCACTCACAGGACGGGTCGAGGCCTACTCGTACTGGAAGGGCCAACTGCGACTGTGGCCCGTGCCCAACAAGGCTGACCTGCTGCGGGTGCAGTACTACAGGGTCTGGCCTCAGTTGGCCGCCGATGACGACGAGCCGATCTTTCCCGAGACGTGGCACTCGCTGCTAGTGGACTACGCCACCTCGGCGCTGATCTTGCGCATGCCGGCTGTGGACGGGCGCTACCTATCAGAGAGCGAGGCGCGCCCGTTCACTGAAGGGTTCTGGCGTGACCTGGAGCGCATGAAGGCAAGCCGGCTGACCGAGACCATCGGCGACGAGGTCGTCTCCCACGACTTCGAGGCATTGCTGGCCGAAGGGCACTGGTAATGCCCGCCGAGGTTCAGCTCGTCTCGCAGTTCGAAGGGCTATGGGCCGGCCGGCGCCGGCCACTACACACCGACCGGCGCCCGCTCAACACCCCCAGAGACATCATCAACATGCTGCCCGATGACAACAACCACTTGTGGATGCCCCCCGCCCCTGACGGGGTGGAGGCAAACATCGGAGTTGGCCACATCTCACAGATCGTGTGGTCGGTCATCGGCGGCTTTTTCGCCCAGCAGGGCAACAAGCTCTACGCCAGCGATCGCGACCCCAGCGAGGCCGACAACTTCACCTGGCACGAGATCATCTCAGATCTGTATTCCGATGAGACCGTGTGGATCACCTCGTTTGGCTACGCCGAGCCAAACGTCACGCCCAGGGTCTATGTGGGAAACACCAGCCACACCTGGCGCATCGAGGCGACCGGGGCCAACACCTGGGACGTGACCGATCTGACCTCACAGCTCGATGGCTTCCATGGCTGGGCCAGCTTTCAGCATCTGGGGCGGCGTTGGGTGGCCCGCGACAGTCAGTTGATCTACTTCTCTGGGATCAATCAGCCAGAGAGCTTTACCGAGGAGGAGTTCATCAACGTCGGAGGCGGCTCCATTGGCAGCGACGCCTCCACCTTCCCCGGCGAGGTCACTGGCTTCTTTCTGTGGGAGACCAACTTAGGCATCATGTGTGCCGGCTCGATGTGGGTCCTGTCGGGCACCACGCTGGATACCTTCCACCTGCGCCGCCTACCTCACCAGATCGGAAGCCAGGGGCGCACGACGGCCCACTACAGCGACATCGGCCAGGGCATGGCCTTCCTTGGCGGTGAGCGCGACGGGGCCATGGGGGTGTACGTCTTTCGCGGCTCACGCCCACAAAAAATCAGCCAGCCCATCGATGAGTTCTTCCAGTCGTGGCAACTCGAGTACGACACAGTCCCGACCAACCCTGAAGCCTATATCAAGGTTCGCGAGGCCCTGGGTCAGTACGCCATCGCGGCCAGATACCGCAACTACTACATCCTGTCGTTCTCACCGGCCAGCGACCAGCGCCAGGTCTACATCCTCAACATCGACACCCAGAAGTGGACGACCTTTACCGGCTGGGGCAACGAGGGCCCGGCGGTGGCGGTGGTCCATGACTACTACCACCCACAGCGCTTGCTCATTGGCACCGACGACGGCGACATTCACGAGGCCACCACGGCCTTTCCCCGCCGCCCGGGGGAAAAGGCCTCGTTCGTGCTGGGCTGGTCCGATCAGGACCGCCCGTTGAGCCTGCAGCGCTTCCTTGGCGTCAAGATCCACGGCTGGCACTCAGGCTCGGGCACACCGACGATCACCGTGGACGCTGAGACCGACAACGCCGGGGTGGCCTCTCGGGGACCCTTCAATCTCCCGACAGAGGTCTTCGATGGGTTCGTCGTGCCTATCAACGTGCGCGGGGCGGCCATCGAGCTGACTGTGACCATTACCCCGACGGCCGACGACGATGAGGTGTTGATCGAGGGGCTAGAGTTGATTACTTCCCGCAAAGGCGAGAAAATGAGTCGACAATAAAGTTTTGGAGCTGATTATGGTTGCCGAAAAGTCCATCATCAACGCCGAGTCGGACTACTACCGCTACGGCCACAGCTTTACCCCGCTGGGCTATGAGCAGTTCACCTCGGTGGCCTCACCGGTGAGCTTGAGCCCGCCAGATGGCTCTCGCTTTGCCATCATCCAGGCGGTCAACACCACCGTGCGATACCGCGACGATGGAGTCAGCCCTGATATCACAACTGGTATGCGCCTTATCCAAGACGAGGAGATGACCTATCGTGGGGACTTGGAAGCGATCAAGCTAATCGAGGAGTCCACCGGCGGCGAGATCAACGTCGCCTATTACGGCTAGGAACGGTTATGCCACAGGTCGGCGAACAGGAGCGTGAGCAAAAAAGCCGCCAAGGAGGTAGCGGCGGCAATACCCGAAGTGGCGGCCAGCAAGGAGCGGGCCGGCCCCAAGCCCCCTTCTTTGATCCGATGCTGTCCTACAACCAGCGTCGGCGTCAGTATAACCTGTCAACCGGTCGGGCTGACCGTCAGCTCCAAAGCGAGCGCATGATCCAAGACGCAAAGCTCATGCGCCCCTACATGGAGCGTCGCTTTGGTCAGCAACTCGAGCGAACGGCTGGATCACTGGCCAACCGGGGCCTGACCGGCTCGGGGCTCATGGGCAAGAAGCTGGGTCAGGTGGCCCAGGACCAAGCGCGCCAGCGCGGCCAGTTCGAGCGCGAGCTGGCCCAGGGCCTGTCGGATCTGGGCCGCCAGGACGCCAGGCAAACCGCCGAGAGCGTCATGAGTGGCGCCGAGGACGTGCGCAGAGGCGCAGGGCGGGCGACCAAGCGTGCCGTCAACGCCTTGCCCTTCTAAGGGGGACTCAATGGCTCGCAATCCCAACCGCGAGGTCAAAAAGAACCTGGTCCCTAGCGCAGAGCAGATGAGGGCCAGGGGCGGCTTTCTCGTCGAGGACGAGGCCGGGCGACGGGCTCGTTTGAGCGCCCAACCCAACGCCCCGCAGGGCGGTGGGTACCCCTATGCCGGAAAGCCCCTGCCGGCCCAGCCCTCAGGAACCGCCGGGGTGCCAACGTTTCCCAGCCCTTCGGGTGGTGTGGACGCTGGAGGTGGTCAGCCGGCCAACACCCGTCAGGCCCCACCCACTCGGTCCAACTATGGCCTGTCTGAGCCCACAACCTCCACCACGGGCTATGGCGCTCCGCCGACTCAGCCCAACTACGGCATCGAAGGCGATCCCTCGGCGGTGGGCGAGCAAGACCCCACGATGATGGACATGCTCCAATCCATGTTGGCCGAGCAACAGGCCCAGCAAGAGCAGATCAAGAGCCAGATTGGCGCCTCCTACGACAAGCAAAAGGAGGCGATCCTAGGCCAAAAGCCCATCATGAAGGAGGCTGCTCAGCGAACTCAGGGCAACATCGGCGACTTCTACGGTTATGCCGCTGATCAGGCCAAGGCCGGTCGTGTGCCCATTCAGCAGGCATACGCAGGGGCTCAAGCAACAGCCGAGGAGGCCTACAGCGAGGCGCGCGAGCAAGTCGCTGACACGCCCGAGAAGTACGCCGAGCTGGCAAAGCAAGCCGGGGGTGCCGGCGCCGGTGAGGGCGTGGCCGAGCGGGTCGCTCAGGCAGCCGGGCCCTTCGATGCCGCACTAGCTTCGGGAGAGGCCTCAGTCAAGGGCAACCTCGCTCAGAGTCAGGCAGCCGGGGAGAGCTATCTGGGCCAGTTGGCTGCAGCCGCGCCGTCTGAGGCCGCCCAGCAACAGGCCCAAGTCTCAACCGCGCTCAATCAGCAGTTGCAGGACTTGCAGCTCAAGGCCGCCCAGCTCGAGGGCGAGAAGCAGCGCGCCATGCTGCAGGCATCAAACGATGCCAGTGGCGACGTGTTCGATCGCATGATGAAGATGCAGCGCTTGGAGATGGCAAAGGAGAAGCACGAAAAGGAGATGGCCGAGGCTGAGCAAGCCCAGCAAGACCCCATGGCTGGCATGGACCTGCGGGAGCGCCTAAAGACCCGCAAGCTGCAACAAGAGATGACCGATCCCACACAGCAGGAAAACCCCCAAGAGGCCCTGGACATGTATCTCAACCAGCAGTTTGGCGATCAGCCAAGCACCCAGCAGATTTATGAGCAGCTTGCAGGCTTGGCCAACAAGCGCCTCCAAGAACCGGATGCCTCGCATGCCGGCGTCATCCAAAACTTGATGAGTCAGCTCCAGGCCCCTGACGAGCGAGGGGCCGTTGGCACCGAGGACGATCCGCGCATGGGTCTGGCCAAGGAGCTGGGTTTGGACAGTCCCGCTCGGATCTATCGTCTCGATCCGGCCAAGGCACGTCGGGCGATGCGTTTGCTAACTGGGGTCTACACCGAGTAGGAGCGCGGCGATGGCCCATATCACTGACAGCAGTAGCGACAGCAATGGCATCACGACGGGTCAGCGTCGCCAGCTTGATCCTTCCAAGCCGGCTGATCCCAGCGAGGGTGTGTCTGGCTTTCTGGGCAACCTGGCAAGCGATGCCAGTGGGGTGCTGTCCAAGCTGCCCCGGGCGGCCACAGAGGTCGCCACGGCCGTGGGCGGCGACATCGCCCAGCTCGATACCAACGTCTTCGAGGAGGCCGAAGGCGGCGACGCCGACTGGCAACTGGACACGTGGAACAAGCTCGCCGAGCCCATCCTCACCGAGTCGATACCCAAGACAGCCAATGTGGCCTCTGGTGGCCAGATCGACTTCTGGAAAGAGATCGCCAAGGGTGAGGGACTTGGCGAGGCCATGCAGGCCCAAAAGGAGTTCCAAGAAGAGACACTACGCAACTTCTATGAGCGCCCGGCTAGCTTCACACTCGAGCACTTGGGCAACGTCTCGCTGGTCAGCAGCGGTGCCGGCGCCGTGCTCGGCAAGGCAGCCGCTGGAGCCAGCGCTCGTGCTGGCGGGGCCGCAGCGCGCACGGGGGGCATCACCGGGGCGAAAAAGGCCGCGCGCGTTCAGCGCAAGGCCGACTTGCAACAGGGCAAGGCCCCCACGACCTCACCGCGGCGTGCCCGTCAAGAAGTTCTGCGCGAGATCGAGCAACAAGGCGGCCGGGCCGGCTCACTGGCCAAGGCCAGCCGCTTGAGCAGCCGCACCATCGGGCGTCCCTACTCTGCGGCTGCCCGCAAGGCCGTGGGCACCAAGATCCCCGGCTTGGGTGGGCGCTATACCGGCACCGATCCCGAGACGGGAGAGCCGACACCTCGAGGCCCGCTTGGCTCACGTGGTGGGGGGACCGGCCCAACGGGAAGTGGTGCAGGCGCGGCCGCGGCCGGCTCACTGGCTGACATGACACTGACCGGTGGCGTGGGTGGCGCGGTGGCGGGCACGTTGCTGTCGGCCCGTCGCGCCGGGGCACGTAGCCAGAGCCTGGCCGATCTCACGCGGCAGGTGCGCCGGCCACGCAACGCACCCGAAGTAGACGAGTTCTCACCGACTGCGCTTCGCACGCGCGAGCAGCTCAACAGGTTCATGGATAACACGCCCATGGGCCGCAAGTTGGCCCAATCGCGCTTCTCTCAAGCTGGGCGTGGGGTGCGGCGCACCATGAGCCGCACGAAACAGGCCATGGCTAAGCACCGGGCCAACCTGAACGCGCGCTTTGACATGAACAAGGCCACCCAGCGCATTGCCCGTGGCATCCAACAGCGCTATTCGCAGCTCGCCGATGAGGGCGTGAATGTGCCCACGCGCTCGATGGATACCAAGAAGAGCACCCAAACCCAGCTCGAGCAAGACCCGGCCCAGATGGGCCGCGTCATGGACGAGATCGAGCAGGCCAACCAGCGCCGGGTTCAGCGCGGAGAAGAGCCCATCGACATCCCCGGCACGCGCGACTTGGACTGGTCACTGACTCGGGTGGCCCAGGCCGAGAGAGCCCAGGGCTTGCCCGAAGGCTCGTTGCAGCGTCTCGTCACGCGCAAGGCTCAGCTGGACGACCTGCTCGAGTCCCAGGACGAGGCACAGCGCCTGGCTAAGGAAGCCGGGCAAGCCCAGGGCATGAGCCCCGATGAGATTGACGCGATGCTGCGCCAGAACATGGCATCGGAGATGATGCAGCCACAAGAAGGCGGCGTGGCCTGGTCACAGCTCGACGAGTCAACAAAGGACGTGGTCAACCGGGCGGCGCGCACCTGGCGAAGCTGGCAGCGCGAGCATGAGGCCCAGCTCATCCAAGAGGGTCGCATCTCAACGCAGCAGGGCGCAGTGCGCATGACCCAGGCTCGACCGACTCAGCGTGTGGTCCGCGACACCCAAAGCGGGGACTTGGACTTCAACAGCGATCCCGACGCGATCATGCGTGGTGATCAAGGCGCAGCCAATCTCACTGTGGATGAAGTGCCTCAGTACTTGGCCGATCAGCACCGCCGGGTGCAAAAACTCGAGCAAGACCCCAACGCCACGCCCGATCAGGTGCAAAAGGCACGCGCTGACCTGGACAAGGCCGAGGCGCGCTGGGAGAAAGAGGAGCCCACCAACGACGTCTATGAGGCGATGGGCCCCGACGAGCAGCCCCCAACTGAGCGGGTCAGCCCAGAAAGGAGTACTCAGAAGAAGCTGTGGCGCAAACAACGGGTCATCGACAAGGCCGAGCGCGACGTCAATCGCCAGACCCAGCTCGTGCGCGACAAGTTCGCTGCCCACCGCGCCGAAGCGCTGGATCGCTACAACGAGCTACACGCCGAGATGCGCATGCGCGAGAAGGAGGCCTTGAACGCCGATCCCGAAACGGCCCAGGGTCAGCAGGCATGGGACACCTACGCGCGCGCCTATGAACAGCTCAATGCCTTTGAGAACGAGCTGGTGCTGTCAGGCATTGGTGGGCGCCCCAAGCCCATGCGCGACTTGGCCGCACAGATTGAGGGCAAGCTCTCGGATCTGCTGTACTACGCGCGCAACAGCGACGAGCTTGCCCCCGACGAGCAAGCCTTGGCGCGGTTCAACGAGGCCGTGGGTGAGCTAGAGCAGGTCCAGTCGCTCATGCCCGAGGTGTCGCCGATCTTAGCTATGATCGGCCGCGAGGGGCTGTCGGGGGTCTCACCGGAGCTGCGTGCGCTGCACCGCGCCGCTCGGGCTAATCCCCGCCTGGCCGATACCCCGGAGTACCAGCAGGCCCTGGCGTGGGCCAGTAACCGAACCAGTCGGGCCGGCAATGCCCAGGTCCAGGGCTCGCCGCGTCACCAGTGGGCGGCCAACCGCGGTCAGTCGTCGGTGCGTCGAGGCAGGCAAGCCCTGGGCAGCCAAGGCGGCGACTACTTCGACCGCCAGATCGCCGAGCTATCAGCGCTGGCGCGGCGGTATCAGGACGAGTCGCGCGACTTTGAGCAGCACCTGGCCCAGACCCAAAGCCAGGCACGCGCCCACCTGGAGGACCTGGCTAAGAAGCAACAAAAGCTCCAGGCTGCCCGCACGCGCATGAAGAACTTCCAGGACGACGTCAACCAGCGCCTGGAGACCGCACCACGCCACTACCGTGAGGCGTTGCGCTTTGCTCGCGAGGAGGCCCCCGAGCTGGATCGCATGCTGCGCGAGGACCTGGAGGTGCCCCATCACCTGGTCGATGAGCTAAACCTCACAGGGCTGCCCACCACCCTGGAGGAACTGGCCGACGCGGGCGTCAACGTTTCCTATGTCAGTACCAAGGCCGCCGAGTCGGGTGACTTCATGGCCCGACCTACAGGGGCGTTGGCTGCAACGGCACAGCGGCGTTTCCGCCGAGCCCACTCTAGTGGCAACATCAACGCTGAGGACCAGCCCTCGATCATCATCCCCAAAGAGCAGATGGACATCGTCACCGACAAGCTACGCGACGACGCGGTGAGCTACATCCACCAGAAGTTCGGTCGCACGCCGCGCCAGGCCCTGGAGGAAGCCGGTTACTCGCGTGGCAAAGTCGATGAGATCATGGAGGAGGCCGAAGGCAAGACCACTTACGACGAGGCTGGCAACGTCATCTCCCGGACGAAGCCACAGCCCCACGTGCTGTCTCAGAAGATGGCCGACATCGGCTTTGCTCGCGCTGACGACCCCAAGTTCGCCGAGCTGTTGCAGCGCAAGGGCCAGACCCCACGCTCGGATATCTGGCTCAAGGAGGGCTTGGCCAAGGTTGCCAAGGACGCCTTCGAGACAGGCAACATCGAAAAGGCCATGAACGCGGTCTATGACCCGCTCATGGGGATATGGAAGGCCGGCGTGCTCGCCTTTCGCCCCGCCTGGCAGGTCTTCAACAACATCGGGCAAAACATCCTGCCCATCCTCGGTGGCGGGGCCACGCCATCGCAGCTCTATCGCTATCTGCCCATGGCAGCCCGTGCTCGCATGCGTTGGGGTCGCGGTGAGCCCACCGACGTGCCCGGCCTGAGTCGTTCACGCAGCGACGAGATATTCGACACCTCGACCAGCATGGGCGAGTTCCAACGAGACATCTCCCAGCTGGGAACTTTTGGCCACAACGTCGGCCAGGCCACCGGTGAGCGTCTGTCTGCGATCCCGGTGGTCGACGAGGCCATGCGCACGCGCCCGGGTCGGTTCGTAAGTGGAACGACCTCGAGGGTTGGTGGCCGGGCCAAGCGCGTCGTTGAGGGGGCGTTTCGGCTCAACAGCTTCTTTGATCATATCTATCGCGCCTCGGTGTATCTGTCCCAGCTCGAGGAGGGCGCCAACCCGCAGCAAGCCATTCGCGCGGCCAAGCAGACCCTGGGCGATTACACCTCGATGAGCCCGGTCGAGCGCCAGGCGATCAGGCGTGGCTATCCCTTCTATGCCTGGACGCGCCACATCACCCAGCTTACCGCCAAGCAGCTCAAGCCGGGCAACATCGACCGCTTTGCCATACAGGCCATGCTTATCGAGATATGGGGCGAGCCAAACGAGCAAGAGGAGATGCTGCCCCATTATCGCCGAGGCGACATTCAGATCGGCGAAGGCGGCGAGGATGGCGATCCGACGTTCATCTCGGTTGGCGGGGCCAACCCCTTCATGGATGTGACTCGCCCGTTCGTCTCTGGTGGCCGCCCCTCCTTGCGTGGCTCAGCCAGCCTCATGAGTCCGCTGGTCCAGATGGGCCTGAGCAACATGACCGGGATCAGGCCACTGACCCAGCGTCCCTACTCGCGGCCCTACGAGCGCCTTGACCCGCAAGGGCGGCCCATCCCCACAGCCCCCTCGCTGGGTGATCAGATCGTCGACCTCTCGCCACAGATCAGCCTTGGGCGATCAACCTATCGCCGCCTGTCGGGTGAGACGTTGGCGCGCTATGGCAACGACCAGCCGGTATTGGCCGAAGGCGTCGAGGAGCCCTCGCTGTTGGAGAAGGCCGGGCGCCAGCTATTCGGCATCACCTCAGGCCAAGAGGACGTGGCCCAGCGCGCCAAGCGTCGCCAGCAGCGCTTCGAGCGCGCGGCTAATCGACGCTTTGGCTATCAGGAAAAGCTCAAGAGGTACCAGCAAGAAGGCTCTGACTCACCCTTGCGTGATCTGCCCCTGATCCCCTAGCACGATACGGGCCGCCTCGCTGACAGACGATACGACCGCCGTGAGCCCCCCGGCAGCGGTGATCCGGTCAATGGCGTGTTGCTGGCGCGGTGTGACGGGATGCCGCGAGTTGGGGTGTTTGACCTCTAGGGCGATGAACTGACCCCGCCACACGCCGATCAAGTCAGGCACCCCGGGCTGTTGCATGGGCCCGCCGTGGACCTTGATCATCCACATGTCGGGTCTGGCCTGCAGCAGCGACTTTTTGATGTGGGTGGTCAACTGCGACTCGTTCATAGCTGCCCCAAAGAACGAGACCCCCGCCGGGGATGGCTAAGGCGGGGGTCTCGTTATCGAACATGCGATCGTGTGCCCACACACAAGGGGGCAAGGACCAGGCTAGCCCCCGCTGGGTTGGCGTGCTACTCGATGTCGTCCAGGTCCAGGTCATCCAGCTCTTGCTCGATCGTGGCCTGCTGGGGCTCGCCGGCTGGCTCGGGAGTCTGCTGGCTGTCCTGATCTGCAACCTGCTGGGGGTGGGTCACCTCCAGGATCTCGGCGATGTAGGTGGGCTTCTTCTTGCCCTTCTCGCGGGGCACGTCGTATTCCTTGGCCCACGCCAAGACTTCGCTGCGGTCGATGTTTTGGAGGTGGGCGTAGAACTCCTGGCGCGTGACGTTGGTCGGATCGGTCTCCTCGGGGTGCTCGCCGGCTTCCTCCTCGTCTTCCTCCTCGAGGAAGGCCGCGTCGTGTTGGCTGGGCTCGTCAAGCTCCTCGGATCCACCCGGTAAGGATTGGTTGCCCTCCTCCTCGTCTGGCTCCTCGAGGTCGTCCTCCTCGTCCTCGGTCGCCGCCTGTGGGGTTTCTTCTTCTTCGTCCTCGTCGAGGTCGTCGTAGGCGGCCTCGGTATCCTCGGTGAAGATCTCGGTCTCGCCAGCACCGGACTTGTCGCTGCGCAGGTGGGCGTCGATGATCACCGCATTGGGCTTCAAGAAGTCGATGACCTCGCTTTTGATCCGGTTGTTGTAGGGCTCGCCGTCGGCCACACGGGCGCCGACCTCTTTGCCCACCAGGGTCTCCAGGCGGATCTTGATCTTTCCTTCCGGGATCTTGTGGCCCATGGCCTCTAGCATGTTGCGAAAGGACCAGAGGTTTTGCTCTAGCAGCATCTGGCGATAGGTCACCTGCGAGCCGGTCATCGAGCCGTGGTTGACCACCAGGGTGAACACGATCATGGGGTTGCCCGAGGTCTTGGCCTTTTGCTGTTTGGCATCCTCGACTTTGAAGATGTACTCGCCCTCGGGCAGGCGAGTGTCACGGCGTGACGTGTTTGAGAAGTCCAGCTCGATCGTGCTGTCGCCTTTCTTGACCATGCCTTTGCCTCCTGGCTGTGAACGTGCAGGCTAACTACGTAAGAGGGATGCCCAAGCGCTTGGCCAGCTTGGGCACGGTAGGGCGGTTCTTGCGGCCCAGCACGTAGGGTAGTTTCTTTGCCGAGTCGGCATCCTCGCGCACCTTGGTGCGGATCATGTCGTGTGGGCCAAAGCGGACACAGAAGTTCCACTTCTCCTCGGTTAGGCTCTCACTCTCTCCTTCCTCGACGAAGCAATACCCGATGTAGTCCGGGCTCGCTTCCACAATCGCTCGGCTGCCTTTGGACACATCGGGAGAAACTTCAGTCTCACCGGTGTCCTCGTCCTCGACCGTCTTGGACTGAGAGGTCATAACGATGTGTATGGGGTTGTCACGCTCGGAGTCAGCCAGGTTGTACCAGAACACGATCTGATCGGTCATAAAGGAGAGGACCTTACCCCAACCCTGCATGTCCAGGCCCTTGGGGTTTTGTGTGACCTCTTGGACACTGTCCTCGCTGATCCCTAGCAGGTAGCGCACATACATTTTCTGTAACGCCGAGATCGACTCGAGCATGACCGCTTGACAATCAACCTGGCCTGTCTGGGTGTCCCAAAACAGTTGGCTGATCTCGGTCACGCTTTGGGGGCGCTCGACCATGATGTTGTTAGCATACGATGCATTTTTGATCGACTTGATCCCCTTCTCACCGGGCAAGTCGATGTAGAGGGTTTTACATGATTGTGCGATCGTTGAGCCAAACGAACTTTTTCCTGTACCGGATCTTCCATGCAATAACATCTTCAATGCATCGTCGTTCATTTTTGTTAGTGGCGTTGCCATCCCTAGGTCCTTTTTGCGTTCCCATTCTGTGTGTGTGTGGGTTGATGAAAGTCGCGCTGACGCAGGCTGTGAGTATCGTGGCCCCACAGCTCGGCCATGCACAGTTCCGTATACGGGCAGTCCCACTCGCAGCTTTGCTTGACGGTGCGCACCTGGCCCACATGCGGGCGCTGGTGGACTTGCTTCATCTCGCTTGCGGTCTGGACCGCCTCGGCCAGGATCTGCTCGGTGACCCCCTTGTTGCGTGGAGCCGGCGTGCGCTCCACAAAGGGGTTGTGATGCTTTAGCTCGGCGAGCTTGCGCTTGTGCTCGCTGGTGATCTCGATGCCGTATTCCTTCAGGGCCTCGAGGTAGGTCAGCGCGTCAGTATCAATAGCTCGTTTTGATAATGAGCCGTCCTTGTTCTGAGCCGGCTTGGTCGGCGGCTTGGTCAACAGGTAGTCGAACTCGATGTAGTCAATCGAGATGCCGTGCTCGTCCAGGGTTGGCTGCAGGCCCCACGGGTACAGGTGGAGCTGGGACTCCATGAGCTTCCAGCTCGCCTTGGGCGCGGACTTGGACGACTTCCAATCCCGCAGCACGACCATGCCCCGGGGGTCCCTAGTGACCAGATCGACCTGGCCGGCGAAGGTATGGCCCGACTCGTGGGTGCGCTTCCAGGGGAACTCCACCAGCAGCGGCGCTTCAGCCTCGAGGGTTGTGCGGTAGTGATAGAAGTAACCCCGCAGGATCTTCTCCACCGCTTCAGGCAAAGTGTGGCCGTGCTCGACGTAGCTTGTTTGCTCCTCGGGGAACAGACGCATCCACGCATGTTCCACCAATAGTTGCAACATGCCCTGCCAGCTCAAGGGATAGGACTGCTCTTTTCGATTGGGTGTATGCGGCACGATCAGGCTTGCCTGGTCGTGGTCGATGGCCACCGGGCCCACGTCGTCGATGTCGATCGTCTCTGGCACCTCGAGCAGGCTGCCCTTGTCCAGCCCATCGGCGATGTGAGCCGCAGCCAGGCAGTAGTGCAGCCACAGCCCCCGTGCAAGCGGCAGCGTGGGCTGCCTGGGGGTTAGCCCCTCGACGTAGGCGTAGCGGTATTGGCGCAAGCATCTGCGCGCGGTGTGAAGGTGGCTGTGATGGATGGGCAACGACTCAGCCACTGTTGGCCCTATCGCTGACCTCCTGAGCGGTTTGGACCACGTCACCAACCACGATCGTGCACTCCAGCACGACCGAGGATTGGTTGATTGTGGGCATGTCGGGCCTACGGGGCCCGCCAGCATGGACCATCAAGGGGGGCTCATAACCGGGGAGGTTGGCCACATAGGTATGTGGCCACCACCGCCACAGCACCCGTCGTGCCAGCTCACAGGCGACCATCTTGAGTCGATGCACTTGCGTCTCCTTTTGTGTGTGGGTCGACCGCGCGAACTTCGAGGCTACTCGTCCTCGCCCTGCTCGCCCTGGCTGCCTCCGGCGCCACCCTGGGGGGCCCCCTGGGAGGCTGGTTGCTTGGCTACCTTGCGCACGCCCTTGGGTTTTTCGCTCACCGGCTGCTTGACTGACGTCTCAAGGCCCTTGAGTGGCCCCGAGGTAAAGCGGATGCGCACTCGGTGAGTGACCCCGTTCTGGCGGCGATCGACCTTCTCGACGATCGACAGCACCTCGACCTGGCTGGAGAAGGTCTCGCCGACTTGTGGGCTCTCTGCCATCATGTGCCCTTTCTGTGAACTTGGACTTCTCTGGCTTTGGGGTCTGCCCAAAACCTGCCAATAGTATACTCTATCTTTAGGGGTACTGTCAACTCCACACCGAACTTTCCCTTCAGGTCAGGATACAGGAGTGCGTTTGAGACGACTTTGAGGGAGTCAGTCAGGTGGGCCTTGGACACCTCCAGCAGCACCGAGTCGTGCACGGTGCCCACCACCCGGGCCTTGTCTGGGTCCAGGGCCTTGTGGGCGGCGATCATGCCCAGCAGGGTCAAGTCACTGGCCAGGCTCTGGACGGGGGCGTTGATGGCCATGCGCTGGGCCTCGCCGACCTTGGCGGGGTTGTTGGAGTCGATATCTGGCAAGCGGCGCTTGCGTCCCAGCAGGCTGCGCACCTGGCCCCGACGGGCGATCGAGCGCTGGTGCTCGTGCCACAGGCCGATCTCTGGCCACTGCTCGAAGAAGGCCGATCTCAGCTCTGCGGCCTGCTGGGGGTCGAAGTCGAGCTGATAGTCACGCCAGGCCTGGGTAGAGAACGTCGTTGAGGTCATGGAATATAGAAAGCCAAAGTTTGCGGCCTTGGCATGAAACCTTTCTGTGTCAGAGACATTCTCGGGTTTTTTGCCCGTGATGCGCGCGGCCATGAGCGTGTGCAGGTCTTCTCCTCGTAGATACGCCTGCAGCATCCTCGGCTCAGCCTTGCCCGCAGTAGCCCGGCTAGCTAGCTCGGCGGCCACGCGCAGCTCGATCTGGCTGTGATCGACCTCGACGAACCAATAGCTGGGCGGGGCGGTGATCGCCGAGCGCAGGCTCTTGGGGGTCTGTTGGATGTTGGGTTCCTGCGAAGATGTGCGTCCGCTTACGACGTGGGCTGGCTTGTAGCTGGGATACAGGCGTGCGTTGACCGCACGGTTTTGCCAGTCGAACAGGAAGTCCAGCTTCTTGCGATGATCGCGATAGGAAAGCAACACATCGGCAAAGGCATACCCCATCTGGGAAAGCCTGGCCAGCACCGCCGCGTCCCAACAGGGCGCGCCCTTGGGCGTGGTCTCAATAACCGGGGCCAGCGCGCCCATGAACGCTGCGAAGAACTTGCTGGTGGGGCTCCATGAGATCGGGTAGCGCTTGTCCTTTTTCTTTTTACACGTCTTGGGGATGGCCGTGCGCTCGCAGATCACACACAGTGGGGGATTGGCTGGCTTGACGGTGTCGGTCTCTTTAGTCTCTGCGTGGGTCCACTCCACGCCACACACCGGGCACTTCCACGCCGGGCACTCATCGCTGTGGACGTGTGCTTGATCCTCGCCGAACTCCTCTAACAGATGAGGGGGGATCCACTGGTACAGCTCACGCTCGGTCCTAGTAAGCTCGCTCTCGCTTGTGATCGTAAGCGACTGGACTTGCTCCAGGTCCAGGCCCAGCCCCGTGTGCTCCACGTGAATGAAGGCGCGGATGGCGGGCATGCCGATGTAGTGCCACACCCGGGCCACGGCCTCATCGTCGCGCAGATGCTGTTTGTGCTTCTCGTGGAGCTGATAGCAGTAGTCGGTGTCTTGCGCGTTGTAATGAGCCAGTTGCTGCCAGGGGGCACCCTCGGGGGCGGATAGGTTGATGCCCCACGGAGCGATGCCCAGCTCTTGATCAACGACCGACTTCAAGTCCTTGGGTCGGTTCTCATCCAGCAGGTGGGTGCTCATCATGGTGTCCCACCACGCACAGGGCGCGATGTTGATATCAACTAAGACTTGTATCCAGCGCGCCTCGTACTGGATGTTGTGGGCGATGAGCTTGCCCCTCAGCGCGTCGTCGTCTTTGGCCATGGCTGCCTGGACCAGCCGTCGCAATACATTGCGCCAAGAGTATGGCCACGGGCTGTTGGGGTGACTCAGTGGCACGACGTAGCCCATGCCCGGAGTTGTCGTAAACGAGATCGACACGATCCGCGCGCCGGCCGCCCTTGGGTTGAGATTGTTGGTGTCGTCGGTCTGGGTCTCGATGTCCAGGCATACCTTCTGGGTGGCGTTGAGCAGCGTGATCAGCTCTTCCAGCTCACCCTGGCTGACGATGTGTTGGGCGACCACCGGAAACGTCATCGGCCATCCAGGGTCAGTGCGCGTTGATCCTGCAACAGCGCGTTCTCCAGGGCGATCTTGTCGCGGTGGGCCGACAACAGCATGGTGTCGACCGAGTTGGGTACCACCAAGTGGTGAAAGGTGACCGGCCGCATCTGGCCCTGGCGGTGCAGGCGATCCTTGGCCTGATCGTAATCGTCGCGGCGCTCCGACAGTGAGTAGAACACCGCGTGGCTGCTGGCGACTAGCTCATTGACCGCCAAGCTCATGGTGCGCTGCTGGGCGACCATGGCCGCTGCCCCCTCGGTGGCGGCAAAGCCCTGGCGCGCGCTTAGCCTTGACTTGTGAGCTGTTTGGCCCTCGACGCGAAATACCTGTGTTGAGCCAAAGCGTTTGCCCAGCATGTCACAGATGCGCTGGATATCGGGGCGAAAGTGGGCAAAGATAACCACTTTCTCCTGGGCGTCGAACAGATCCCGTAACAGGTCGGCCAGCACGTCGAGCTTGCTGGTGCCAAGCTCCTCGGTGTGATGCTTGTAATAATCGTCCTCGTAGCCAAGAAAGCCACCGGTGACTTGCCGCAGTCGCAGCACCTTGGTCAACACGATAGGGGCAATGGCCGTCTGACCCGAAGGAAGCTCGGCCATCAAGTGCTGGCCCAGCTCCCGGTAGACGCTCGCCTCGGTTTTGCCGAGATCGACCGGTACGGTGCGATCAGTCGTTGCGGGCAGGTCCAGGCATTGCTCTTTGGTGGCGATGAACGCATCTTGCTTGATCTTTTTGCGCATCTGATCCTGGCGCACAAAGCGCGTGGGCTGTCTGCCCTCGAAGCCACCCCACATGGCATAGCGTCGGCAAAAGTCGGCCCAGCGCTTATCGAAACGCTGCGGATTGAGGAACTTCCACTGCGCGTAGATGTCGAGTGGGTTCTTGGGTGATACGGTGCCAGTCAGGATCTGGCGCTTGGCCACCACTTCGCCGACTCGCCGCAATCCGACTGCTCGATTAGCTGTGTGAGATTTACATCTTTGTGACTCGTCTAGTGTGATCCCATCAGGCTGCCACAGACCGATCGCCTCGACGATGCCGTCTTGCATGGTCTTGGTGGCCGTGCCCTTCATACGCGCCTTGGACGCAAACGCGTCATGGTTGATCAGCACTACGCGCAACTTGCCATGGCCAGGCTGTTTGGCCAGGGCCTCGATGCGGGCAATCTTAGTGGCAATGGAGTAGCGCCCATCGAGCTGGATCAGCTCCAGCGGCACGCTGTTGGGCAAGTGCAAGGAGAACTCTTGGGGCCACGTATCCAAGGCGTTCAAGGGCACCGTAATCATCCAGTCGACTTGCCCCCGCTTGTGCCATAACAGGGCGACATAGTCGATGATGGGCTTGCTCTTTCCGGTCCCAGGCGACATGAGCAGGCCACACACACCCTTGCGCTCGATGATGGCCCGCAGCGCTTGTGCCTGGTGGGCCATGGGCGTAGTGGCGAACTGATAGCCCCCAAGCCTTGCCCCGTTGTGTGCGCTCATTGCTTGCCCTGGGTGTGTGGCTAAGAGAAGTCGACTTCAATGACGCTGCTACTGTCTTCAGCCCACCAGTACTTGGTGGCAGTCTCGGATGCGGTCTGGGTATAGTAAGTAACAGGAGACTCTTCGTCTTGTTCTAACTCATTGAGCACCTGGCGGATGACAACATCCTTGCCCTCAATGACTTGGCTAACCTCAGAGGTAGACATCGCGTTATCGGGATCCCCTGTTCGCTCCAACAACATGTTGGTGATGTTGGTGCGGATACGCTCTCGTGCGCTGACAACCCTTGTTCCACCATTGAGGCGACGTACGCGCGTGTGCCCATCACTCGTCGCACCGATTGAGTAAGTCACGCGCCCAGGTAAACGGCCAAGGCGATCCTTGTTGATCGTCAGGGCGATGCGGCCCAAGCGTGGTGGATCCAAGGCGAAGCGCTCCTCCACATTGACCCCCCACGCCACATCGGCCTTGGCCTTTTTCGCTCCAGCCCCTCGAGCGTACGTACCCCGACTGTCTCTGGCTTTGGTGACATGGTCGATGATGACCACCGTTGCACCGTGCTGAGTTAGTGGTGTGACGAACGAGTGGTACCAATCCGTGATGTTTGAGTTGGAGTCCTCGTCGAGACCCGCTTGGGCCAGCATGTCGCTACAAGAGTCCATCACCACAACATCGGGTTTCGCTCGATTGAGGCTCAAAGCAAGTCGTTCACGGTTGTCTTGGTTCATGGCCAATCCTGGTGACTCATAATACCAGAACTTCTCATCGAGTGTATCGGGGTCGGCACCCATACGTGAAAGACGATCAGCAGTTGTAGCCAACCCTGTTTCTTCATCAATCCACATTACGGTATAACCTTGATGGACCAATGAGGACATGATCGACAACAACAGCAGACTCTTGCCCCCCTCGGGTGGACCTTGCCACCAGTGGATCATGCCGGTGTACAGCACCCCGGGAACGATCTGCTCAGGGTTGTCCACACCCTCACGTATTGCCTTGCCCACGAGACGACGATTGGGGATGTCCTCGCTTTCCTCGTTGTCATCTGCCCTTTCGGTCTTGAGCTGTAGCCAAGCGATGACCGCGTCAACGACTTCCTTGCCCAACAGCTTGGACAAGGTGGGCCAGCCCTGGATCTGTCCGTCATGAGCAAGGCGCCGCTGTGTCGTCTCTGCGTCAGCCTTGCGCTGTTGGTGCTCCTCATCGCCGCTGACTTGGGCCACAAGGGCTACGAACTCCTTGGTGAGCCTTATCCCCCAGCCGCCTCGCAACAGCCCGCCACACAACGCCACAGCGGCGTCATGACGACTGCCCTCGCCTGGCCAGTGACGTGTGAGTAGCGTGGCAGCGGCCAAGGCAGCGACGCACCCACTTAGCTCATCGCCGCTCGTGCCAATCGAAGGAGGAACACTCCACACCTCATTCCGGTGTGGCTCGAGCCATCTCAGCTTTTCCCCGGACGGGTGGATCGAAGGTGGCACGATCGTCTGGGACCCCGTGGAGCGCAACTCGACTAAGCTCGCGCGATCGGTCGGATCGACGTACTTGGCTGTGGCTGGGCACTCGCCGATGGGCACCTGATACCAGAAGTGGCTGCACAGCGCGCTGGGGCGCCCGTGGATCATGCTGGTCTCTGGCAATAGCCGCCCTGCCAGCTCGACCGCTTCAGGGGTATCGAGATCCACGTCGATGAGGCCATCGCTGGGTTGGCCTAGCAAGATGCCGATGTTGGGCTCATCCTCGAACAGGGTGGCGATGTCGTCGTGGTCGTAGCGCGCCTGAGTCCACTCTGAAAAGACCGGCGACTTAGCTCCGCGTGGAATGGGGATCGGGCTATAGCTGCACTTGAGCGCGTAGTGGGCTGCGTCTCTGGTGCTCATCGAGTCTCCTCTCTCATCGAAGGGCGCCGCACCCTACCGCATGTGGGCAAGCTGTGCCTCCCTCATGCGCGTGCGCGTTCCCTGGGGTATTGCCAGTGTCCCCCTACTTGCGCGTCCCCATAGGGGGACGCGCAAGGGCAGAAGGAGACACACAGGGGCTATAACCCCCGAATATCGGGGTGTATATAGGGACAAGGTGTGTAAATCGGACAAACCGCCACAAACCAAGACAGGGAAGCAGACTCTCACTCATCTGAAGCCTTGCGCCGGTGGTCGCCCGGGGTGGTCTTGGGCGTGGGCTTGGTAACCAACCGGCGGTCGCCGGGCTCGATCTTTGGGCCCTGATAGATGCGGGATAGCGACTCATCCCGCAGGCGCTCCATCTCACCGGACTCGACCATCGCGATGATCTCTGGGATCTGTGGGTCACTGGCCCCAGACCATGAGTACTGCCACTGACCCGGCTCCCGGGGGAAGTGGGTCTGCAATAGCTTGTACAGCGTCGACACCCTGATCTCGCGGCCAAGCTGCTCCTGGAGGTGGACCACCAGGTCGCGCAGGTCCCAGAAGCTGGGCCCCTCCTCGAGATCCTGTAGGTCGATGGCCTGATCGTCCGGGTCGACCTTCTGCGGGTCGATGCCATCGCGTGGGTCGAAGCCGTCCTCGCCCCATACCTCATAGGCCGCGATCTGGCGCTCTCGGGAGAGAGCGGGGCGCATCTCTGGCTCCCATTCCCCGAGTAGATAATCGTTGATGGCCGAGTTCAGGACATGTTGTGCTGACTCTTTGCGAACAGCGCACTTTCGCTGAAACAGGTACTTCTGCTGCTCGGTCAGGCGCACGAGCGCAGTCCTTGGCCGGGGCGGTCGCTTGCCAGCCATGACCAACTCCTTTCCAACTATCGGGATCGTAGGATCCGGGGTGCATCTCGCCTCGCCCATCGCTTGTCGTTTATTCCCCTCTCTCCTCAGCCCCCCTTGCGGGGGCGGAGAGAGGGAACACACAGCGAGGCGGGCACCCCGGGTTTATCGAACGTTTGTTTCGGAAGCGCTGAGTCACCGTCTGTGAGCCTAGGTACCCTTGGCCGGACCCTTTGGTCTCCAGCAGGGATAGCTTGCCCCACAACGGGCAACTCAGCTCCATGTGAAAGCGGTCTGTGAGCAAGGCGTTAGCAGCACTCGACGTGATAGCCGGCCACGTCGGCCTCCAGCAAGTCGGTGTCATCCAACAACCCGTCGCAGGCCGGGCACTGATCGGGCACCCCGCTACTGCGCTTCGAGTCGGGGGCGGCGATCGCACACAACGCTGAGTCCTGCCCTCGGAAAACGACTCGGTCAACCATGGCCGAGTACTTCATCCCATTGGAGCTAACGACGTCGAGCATGTCGCCAGCTTGGGCCGATGCGCTCTTGGCGGTGGCCCCCCAACTGCCGTCGTTGAGCTTTTTCGGCGTGGCACGAATGATCTTCACAAAGTCCCCTTTCCCCAAAACCTCGGATTACGGACACTAGCTAGTTGGCTTCCTCTGGGGTATAGGTGAATGGATAGACGACCAAAAGACACATAGCCGTTTGGAACTCAAAGAACAACGGTTGCATCTCGATATACATCCTGGACAAGTTCGCATGTCCTAGAGCAAGCAAGATCGTCGGTGCAACCTCCTGGTGACACCATACCCCGACTGACACACGTCCGATAGTTACCAGTTCGACGAGATCGCCCGTGGAGACCCCACCCGAGGCGTCCACCAGCCACTGGCGCAACGTGCGCTCGATGAGACCAGCGCACTCGTCGCCCGTATCGGGCCGCTCGATCCAGGCCGTCAGCCCATATCGCAGGTGAGCCCCGACGTCGTGGCAATCCATGCCCTGATCCTTTCTGCAGCGATCAGCTCGTTTATAGCCCAGGCGCTTCGACATCAAGCTCGTGTGAGCAGCGAGGACAGTAATACACCCCCCAATCGGGGTCGTAGGAGATTACGCCACCAGGATCGTCGGGCAGCTTTTCCTCCTCTCCCAACGACGTGACATTGGTAAACGGATTGTCGCCATGAGGGTTGGGCTGCCAACCCTCGTTCGTCACGATGTACTCCTCCCATTGGTCGCCTGTGAACTCAAAGACGTGGGTGTATTGACGCTCTGCGGGGAGATCGTCTAAGCAGTGCACGATGGCTCGACGAAAAGAGAAAAAGTCCTCTAGCTGGCTCACTCGGAAGGCAAAGGGCGTACTCGGGGTCAAACCAAGCTCATCACACGTCTGGACTACCGCGATCTGATCGCCCACCTCACCCTCGTCGAACACCCACCACCGAAAGTCGTGGTCCAACGGGTGCGCATCGCTCAGGGTGTGAGAGGCAACAGCCTCGCCCAGCTCGCGTATCCGGCCCCACCGATAGACCACCTCGTCGAGAGTGCTTCCACTGTTATAAAAACAGAACTGGTATAAATCCCTAGTCTCAACCCGATCGTATTCCAAGCGATCCTTGAGAAAATGGAAGGTGGACACGACCGGCCAGCACTCGTTGCGGCTGCCACTGAGCCAGCCGTAAGGCTCGGCGGCGAGCTGGCGTCGCTTGGCCATCGGCGCCTTTTCCTTGTCGGTTGAGTAGTACAGGCTCATTGACTCACACAGCATGTGATCAAGGACCCGTAGCGTCTGCGTGGGTGTCATCGCACGTTCCTTTCTCTATAGACGGGCACTCGGTTTGTCGTGATGATCACGACGACAACGCTTGCAACAAAGCGTTTCCCTGTCAGAAGGCCTTCGTTGCCCATCAACAACTTCCGAACCCCTAATGATGTCGATCTTTGAGAACGTGGTGCATTGGCAGTGATCACACCACCGTCGATTTTTGATCTCCATCCTCGGGATATGAATGAGAAGAGCCACAGCACCCCCCACACACAGTGCGAATGAGCCAACCGCCCAGATGGCAACGGCCGTCGAGAAAGATATGACGATCACAAGGAAAATGATCTCTAAGATATCGAAGAACATGGCCATCCCCTGCCTTGTGTGTGGCGCGTTTTACGACGAGTTGCCGTCACGGTCCAAGTCGCTTGGGGTAACGACGATGGGACCTCCGTGGCCCCCGCGCGGGTCGATGTCCCACGCGTCGAACCCGCCGTCCTCGTAGTGCACACCAGGGTCGAGAGGGTGTGCCAGGTCCAGATCCTCGACGGAATAACCCTGCTCGACCCGATCCAACTTCGAGCGCAGCTTACCCAGTAGGCGTTGCCTGATCCCCTCGGCTGCCTGCTGTTGCTCATCGGCGACCTGATCATGCAACTCAACCAGGGCTTTCTTGACGAACCACTCGGCGAGGTCATTGATAGCCTCGTCAACTAATACCTCAACGTGACTGTCTTCCTTGCGAGCTTGCCGCTCGGCCGCATCAACGTGGTCTTTGAGCATCACTTGGGCCTGGTCATCGTCAAGATCAACGACATGCTCCGTAGGCGGCATGGCCTCACCGCAAAAATGCTGCCAGCAATGCGCCCCGTCGATACAGCGAGGGGAAGGATTGTCAGTGAAGTGATGCGCGAGCCCTACTGCCCCCGCCTTGATGCCTTGGCGACAATGATCACAGAGCTGTTGCCAGCGATGCGCCACGATCAAGTGGTCTCCCTTGGGACAGACCCGGATGCTCGTTGGAGGGACCCGGACTTGTCGCCGCCCAAGTTGGAGCGTGATGGTGTCCTCTAGGGCGTTGTAGTCCCTGGCAAAGTCCCGAACAGTCTCAATGAGAATGTCGTGATGCTCAGTCATGATGTCCCCTTTCTGCGTTCCTTATGTGTGTGAGTTGGTCGGCTCCACAACGGTGACGGCGCCAAAGCCAGTAGACTCCCACACCTCACCAACGATGTGCCATCCCATCTCGTCCAAGACTCCCTCGACGTCGACGAGATCGCTGCCAACCTTGTCGTCCTCGTAAGGCCACTCGGCTTGGGCCACGACATCACCCGTGTACTCCCATATCTCGTCGGATGCGTTCCACTGGGCCGCAGCGATGACGATCTCGGGGACGTTGTCGTCGTCGTCCTCGGAGGCGATGGCATCGACGACGTAGCGCACCAGCTCGGTCACGGAGTCCCCTTTCTCGCGTGTCCCTTTCTAGGCTCTATTGTATCATGCCAAAGTCAAGTTGTCAATCATGCGACTATCTCTATCTCGACTTTGACGTGATCGTTATGCTGGAGGTAGGCTTGCGCTAGGCGCTGTTGGGCATGGTCGACACACACGGGGCCGATCCTCACCGTTGAGTTGTGGCTAGTGACGACGACCTCGTGGGTAGCCAGGTCCAGGCAGTTGCCTTGTGGGCACGGATCAAGATCAACGCTTTCGTCTGTCACCAGAGCGCCCCTTTGGGATCCGGGTAGGGCAGCACCTGCAGTTCCTTGGGCCCGGGTAGGCGAAGGACAAGCTCGAGGTTGGCGTCCAGCCCATTCGGCGCGTGGACGTTCTCGACGACGTAGCCCCTGCGACGCAGACACGCGGTTGCCGGCTGGATAGGAAAGCCGTCGTCGTCACAGGGCCAGTCAAGGGCGAGCTGGGTTTGACCGAAGTGACGGGCGAGCTTGCGCACGATAAGGATCTTGGGCCCGTCTGCGCAGTGTCGGACAGGCTTGGCGACATACTCCTCCACGGTCTAACCTTTCTATCGGGAGAGTAGGGGAGGTTGGCGCCCCAGGGGGCAGGGGCGCCAGCCAACCCAACTTGCGTGATAGCGGCGGGACTACTCGGTACGCGGCTCAACGTTGGCTTGATAGCCAAACCCCATTGGTTTCCAACTGTCGTCCTCGTCGACTTGCCATCCCATGCGCCCAAGGCAGGCGTCAAAAACGAACACGTCGGTCTCGTCGCCGTTGAGCCGTTCCCGGCAGGTGAACCGATCGGGGATGCAGTCCGGCTCCCATTCTCGGGTCTCTTCGCACCACCCCTCCCGGAAAACAACAATCTCTGGCTCAAACTCGCCGATTGCCTCGATTGCCGTGGCGTAATGGCGATACCTGGTGAATGGGTCTAAGGGCTTGACATCGACGAGATATCCGTAGCCGTGATGGATCCAATCGCGACCCGCGAGGCGTTGCCATCCCATGCGCTCTAGGACAACGTCGGCTTCCTCGAAGACCACCATGTCGGTGACGCCGTCTGCCCAATACGGCCAGTCAGTGCGCCACACGGCTCCAGTGGCCTCCCACCCGGACTCATGCGACCAGCGCTGCTCGATGACCTTGACCTCGGGCGCAAGGCCCCAGTTCTTGTTTTGGTAGTCGCTGGCCTTGGCGTAGTACCGTGTGGTCATCCTATCCCCTTTCGCGTGTGTGGAACTGTCCCCTGTGTGTTCTTGTGCTTTTTGGGAGGGTCCCCCGCCCCAAGGGGACACAGAGGCGGGGGACGGAGTAGGCTTAGCCGGATTTTTCTATGACGGTGGCAACGAGTTTGGTACCGTTGTTGGCGGTCTTCCACTCACACATCGCAGCCACGCAGTAGCCGTGCTTGGCCAACACGGTGTCGGGACCATCGGCCAAGCCGCCGTCGGTGTAGGTCCACGGCAGCCACGCCACCGGGGGCTGCTGGTGCCATTGCTCGTTGCGGTGTGGCCGTATCTCCTGGGTGATGGCGATCTTGGGATCACCACCGACCCTGCCCGGCCCATGGGCGTGGGCGCGAAGGCGTGTGTCTCCCTCAGTCATGCCATCCCCTTTCTGCGTCGATGAGTGCCCTCTCAGCGCTCTAGGTCGGCCAGGGCCACCCCAAGGGCCTCTAGAGCTTGAGCTTTGGCATACGCGGCTATGTGAGCTTGTCTATGGGCCCGTACGGTCTCTAGGTCGACCACGATGGGCCGGCCCAGGGCCTGCTCTAGGCGTTGATAGGTCTGATCGTCGCCCATCAAGGCAGCCCCTGCAGCTGCGCGCTTGAGCTTGGCGATGTCCATATCTATCCCCCTAACGACCGATTACGGACACATCAAGCGAAGCGCTTTCCTCGCATCGTGTCCAGCGTCATCGTCATAGAGCACCGACAACAGAGAGAGTGTGTCCTCTACGACATTGTCGTCTAGCCAATCGTACGGATTGATCCCATGCGCAGGGCCATCCTTGACGATGGTCACGGCGGGATCATCCGAGTCGTTAACGACGTATCCCATGATCGTGGCTGCGCTATGTGCTGAGCGCGGTTCGCCGCTGTCTTTTTCGATGATCGCATCGACAAGGGCAGCCACAACCGCGCACTCCGGCCCGGTTGCCCCATAACGTGAGCACGGCACCAAGCCACCGCTACGTGACAGATAGCGTACGGTTGCGCGATAGCGTCGATCTCGCATGGTGTCCCCTTTCACTTGCATCCCCTTGTGTGCGCCGTAACCCAAAACCTCGGATTACGGACACCGGATACGTCCGTAGCTAGTCGTCGTCTCTGCCATCGACAAGCAAGGCGTCATGTATATCGTCGATCGTCTCGATGAGATACGCGAGGGTCGTGTAACGCTGTGCTGCGCGCTCTAGGTTGACTGTGAGCTGACCCCAGGGATCGACGTTGGTGTTGCGATAGTCCCTCTCGGCTTGGGTATAGGCCTCGTTGGCGCGCTCACGCTTAAGCGCGAGCACACCACGCGCGGTTTGCTCGTACAGCTCGTCGTCGTATTCGTCACACAACATGATGTCCCCTTTCTGTGTCTTCCTTACCTTGCGGTTCCCCTTGTGTGCTACTAGTGTATCATACGGGTTTGGGATTGTCAACCAATGGACTTTGCTTGTTTCGCTATCTCCCAAACCCGCGATTACGGACACAGGGACCGACTTAGCGCAGCCCTAGGCTCTTAGCCAAGTTGTAAATCTCATCGAAGGCGCCTTGCGCCTTGTGATACCGGCGCAGACGCTCCGCGTAGCTTATGGGCTCACGTCCGGCATCACGATTGTCCTGCCAGTAGATCACTAACTCATAGGCAGATACGGTTCTGTGCTCTTGGCGCTTGAGCTTGTTCTCAACGACGCTTGCGATGGCTTTGGTATCCTCGAGCCTTGTGTCGTCGCTCACGGCCATCCCCTTTCGCGTTCCTTGTCTACGCCCTGCTGGGCGCAGGGAAGCGCACTCACTCGATCGAGTGCGCAACCCAACGCTCAGCGAGCTAGGCCAGTCCAATGCGCTTGGCTTGTGCAAGGACTCGGGTGTAGCGCTGACACGTCTCGTTGTACGTGCGCTGGACACCTGCGCGGGTTTGAGGATCGAGCGGCTCGGTGAGCAAGTCGTGTTGGCCACGGATCATGTCGGATAGCTGGGCCAACTCTCCCATGATGTGGTCGTCCAACCGCCCCATCGTTGTCCCCTTTCTGTGGGCTCTGGTCTGCGGGGAGTCTCTTGGCTTGGCCGTTCCCCTGCGGTTCGGTTGTTGGCGGTTCCCCTTCCTTCCGGCTTCCCTGCCTTGCGATATTCACAACGTAGCATCATGGCATCCCGTTGTCAACCAATCTAGCCAATCTCTTTCTAAGCAATCTCCCAACGCGCGCGCATTACGCGCCAACACGCGTACGTCGCGGTAGTGCGCGAGCCACCGTGCGCCCAAGGGGACATAACAGCGCTGGTAGGCCGGATAGATGTACTGGGCGGTATAAGAACCCTGGAGGTAGGTGGAAGGGGGTAAATACCCTTTCCCCTGTCTCTCCCTGTCCTTTCCTTACCCTTTGTCCGATACATGCGTTCGACCAATACGCTTTCACTAGTCTGTTTTCGATCGTTTGTTCGATATAGCTCAACATAACTAGTAAACCCAGGCGAGCTGTAACTTGTAAACCTCTCAAGGCTCCTCCCCCTGCCTAGTTATTATGTAAACCCTCCCCCTGCACTAGTCAGCTCGATCCACCCCCCCACCCCACTAGTCCCCCACCCACGCGCGCACCAAGAGGACCGCGAGGCGGGTAGGTCGGTATTGTCTTATGTCCACCCCCTCGATTGCACCACCCCGCCAGGGATCCCATCCCGCACTCTGCGGTATCCTTGCTGCAGCGACGACGACCACGGCTACAGGGGTTGGAAGGGCGAGCTTCACGCCTATCCCTCGACGGCCGCTGGAGCTAGCTAGCCAGGGTCGTTGCGGCAACTTTGCTGCATCGAGCAGCGCTATTGCTACATCCGCTCGCTGAGAGCAGGCTCCCACCACTCGAGCACCACTCGGTGACTCCTCGGGGGCGCCGCTTGGGCTAGCTCCAGCTAACTCTTGTTGAGCCGTCCCCATCGGTTACGCTGCGCTTATGGTTACCGCAATCACCGTGACGGGCACCTGGACCCGCCCCGACGGGAGCCAAGCCCCTGCCTCGGGAGGGGTCACGTTCCAGTTGGCCCACCCGATTACCGACTCGGGGGGCAACGTCATCGTGGCGGCCCAGACCACTTCCGTTGAGCTGGACGCAAACGGCTCTATCTCGGTTGGCTTGGCGGCCACCGACGAGCCCGGCACGTCCCCCCGGGGCAACACCTACTACGTCATCGAGTCGATCGAGGGCCAGCCAAGGCGGACCTACTCGATCGAGGTCCCCCACGACGCCGCCAACGGCCGTATTGACTTGGCCGATGTGGCTCCTGTGTACGATCGCGACCTGGCAACAGCCGGTGGTGGGGTGCCCGACCCGCATGATCTGTTGAGCCAGTCACATAGCAACCTCAACGTCTACCGGCGCGACGACACCCCCATCGTGCTCGGGGCCGGCGATATGGCCGTGGTCAGAGGCTCCCCCTCGGTGAGGCAAGTCAGTGGCCGCTGGACCGCCTATTCCTTCAACGACGTCAACGCAGCCAGGATCGCCGGCATCGTCGTTGTTCCACCGCAATGGGACGCTCTCGACATCGGGTTGTGGTATACCTCCCAGAGCGGCAACTCGGGCGATGTCGTGATCCGCGACCGGCGGCTAGCTCCCAGCCCGGGTGATGATCTGTCCCAGGAAAGCTCCAGCGACACCGTGCTGTCGGTGTCAACGCGATCTCATCACTTGGCCACGGCCACTCTGACCGCCGATGCGCCCGTCTCCGATGCTGACTCGCACCCTGTGGGGCCGGGCCCGCTGTTGCTGTCGTTTGAGCGCCGCCCCGGTGAGAACAACGACACGTTGACTGGGGACTTTTTGTTCTTGGCCTACGTGCTGCACAAGGCCGGCTAGCACACAAGGGCTGACATGTCTGCGTATCAGAGCTATCAAACCGGCGAGTTTACCCACGTCGTGTTCATTCGATCTGGCAGCCCTGGTGAGGCCGTGGTCACCGTCTCGCAGGCAGTCGGCCCTCGATCAGCCCAGGGACTCATGCGGTTGTGTACACATACCCTCAACGCCAACTCGTTGCAAGCCCAATACGAGCTTGACGACCTGTTTGGCTTTGAAGGTGACGACGACAACATCAACCACTTCGACGACACCGACCCCCTCTCTGACGACGAGCCCAACGCCCCGAGTTAGCCCTCGTAAGGAGTTGCTTGCCATGCCCATCTATGACTACCACTCGGATATCGACAATCCGTCGGCTTCCTCTCCGTCCCCGGAGTCCGACGGGTTTCAATCCTACGATATTGACAACTTCTGGCCCACCTTCACCGCATCCGACCGGGGCCACATCGTCGACACGGCCTCAGCCGGCCAACCAACTCCCCATCCGGCCATGCCGGCCGACCCCCCATCCACGACGCCCGACGAGAAGGCCCGCATCCTTAGCGGCACCTTCCTCTCCAGTGTTCGCCAGGCGTTTTGCGCGTCGGTCCATC